AGAATCAACACCTACTGCTGTATTATTTCCTCCTGTTGAAGAAGTTTTTAAAGCACTAACTCCAACAGCTACATTATTATTTCCTGTAGTATTTGAATCTAGAGCTTGATCCCCAATAGCTACGTTTTGGTCGCCTGTTGTGTTTGCATTTAAAGAACAAGTTCCCATCGCTGTATTTTGAGCACCTGTTGTGGTATTGTAAAGAGAGCCAAAACCAACAGCTGTATTATTAGAAGCTGTTTCATTTCTAAACATAGACGTGCTTCCTAAAGCTGTATTACATCCACCTGTTGAGTTAGTGTATAAGGCATTTCTTCCCATAGATACATTGTCAGAACCTGTTGTAGTTGAAAACTGAGCTTGAACACCAACAGCGGTATTTTTTGCACCTGTTGTGTTTGTGAACATAGCGCATCTACCCATAACTGTATTACAATCTGCTGTGGTGTTGGCAACCAAAGTATTAAACCCTATTGCTACATGATTAGCTCCTGTTGTGTTATCTCGCAAAGCATTAGTACCTATAGCTGTATTTTGTGATGCTGTTGTGTTAGCTCTTAAAGAATTTTTACCTATTGCAGTGTTATCACTTGCTGTTGTATTACCACTTAAAGATTGTGAACCAAGAGATGTGTTGTTACTTCCTGTTGTATTTGCATCTAAAGAAGTCCAACCAATAGCAGTGTTTTCTTGACCCGTTGTGTTAACACCTAAAGATTTAAAACCTATTCCTGTGTTATATGAAGCAGTTGTATTTTCTTGTAAAGCACAAGCTCCTACTGCTGTATTACATGCGCCTGTCGTGTTAGCACATAATGATATTCCACCAAATGCTGTGTTGTTTGATGCAGTATTGGTTCCTAGTAATGCACCAGCACCAACTCCTGTATTTAAATCTCCTGTAGTAATTGCTGTTCCAGCATTATTACCTATAATTGTATTACTGTTTCCATCCGAAGCAACACTATTTAAAGCATTATCACCCATAGCAACGTTGTTACTTCCTGTAGGATAGTTACCATCTAATTTTATAGAGCCACCATCTGTAGAAAAATTACCATCGTTGGTTATTCCGTCTGTTGTAGTATTACCATCAACATCTAAGTCTGCAGTAACATTTACATTATTACCAAATGTAGCTGCGCCAGCATCTGACATATCTAAAGTTAATGCTGTAATAACAGATCCGCCATCATTACCTTTAAATTTAATATCTGCGTCTGATACTTCAGATTTAAACTCCATGTTATTAGAAGCTTGTTTTATATGACCAAATTTTGTACCATCATCTTTAAAATTAATATCAGCACCACCAGCATCTAAATTAATATCTCCAGCAACATCAATTGTTAAATCGCCAGTATCGCTTATTGTGCTTCCAGATAATGTCATGTCACCAACAGTTAAATCTGCTGGAAGTGATACATTACTACTTGCATCTTCTATAACTGCTTTTGTTGCAGGTAGAGTACAGAATACATCTTTTGTACCTGCTGAAAAGTCTACAGCGTTGTTTGAGTTTGATGATGTGATTATAGTTGTTCTTGCTAATGCACCTGCTGATACAGTTCCAAGACCAACTTCGAATTCTGCGTTTGCTTGATTAACGATTGCGTAATAAGTTGTATTACTGTTTCCTATTGCACTAGAAAAAGTTTCAAAACCTTGAACGGCTCCTGCTAAAGTTAATGTACCTGTACCTGTAGTGGTAGAGGTTTCTCTTACTCTGTCATGTACAATTAATGCCATTTAATACTCCTACCCAGAGATTCTTAATATAGCTGCTGACGTTGTAAATGCAGGAAACTCTATTGTAAAAGTTCCTGACGTAGCTGTTTTATCTCCTCCAAAATCTAAAGCTGCAACTGCTGCATTACTAACCGCAGAAGATGTATTATAAAGTAAAGCTCCTCTAGCTGTTAATGTTACACCAGTAAAAGATATGTTTTGAAAATCAACAATCGCAACACCACTTGCAATAGATGTTCCGCCGTTAGTTAAAGCTCCTCCACCAGCAGTGTAAGTACCTGTGTTAGAAACTTCACCAGAACTTGTATAAGCAGTAGTTGTTGAGTTTAAAGTAGCTGAAGAAGTATATAAAGCTATTTTAAATTTATCGCCACCAGATGATTTAAAATTTTGATCACCTTCTAGTAGTTGTTTTTTAAATGAGTTTGCAATCGCTTGTGTTATAGCCATATTTTATATACCTTATTTTCCTCCGACACGAGGAACACCTGATTGATATTCATCACGTCTTCTTCTTCCCATTTGTTCTATAGAGAAGCCTTCAACTACTTGTTTATACTTTCCTTCGTATAATTGCAAGAGATCATTTGGACCTTTTAGATAACTAAAAGCTTCAACTAAACATGCATACAATAATCCATTAGGAAAATACTTACTTATATAAGTTGTTGTGTTAGTACTTGATAAACCTGGATCTTTTTGAATGTAATTAAATTGAATTTTATAAGTAGCGTTGGGAGCAGGTGCTAATACAATATTATTATCATCATACATTCCATAATATTTAGGAACTCCGGTAGCTGTTGTTGGACTATATTCAGACATAAAACTAGTGTCTCTAAATTCTAAAAACTCTCTATTGTCAGGATTAGAACTTCCATCTGAATCTACAATTTGAGCTGATCTAATTATCAAAGCATCTGCAGGTAATGTCATTAATCTTTGAGAAGTAATTAAATTAGCTGTTGCATATCTTTTATTATTATCGGAATCAACATCTCTAAAAATTCTAAATTCTGCGTCGTTAATTATTCCATCAACAATAGTTGATGTTAAAACATTTGAATCAACTTCTGTGTAATCTCTAATTTTTTGTATTAATTCTGCGTATGTCATGGTGTTAATGTAACTGGTCCTGCAGTTACGAACATTCCTCCAAAGTTTCCTGTTACTGTTGCAGTGCTTCCACAGTTAAAACTGTAACTACTTGTATCTACAACTGTTATACTAAATCCTGAAGCATTTTCAAACAAAGAAAAAGCCAGGCCTCCGGGACTTCCATCTACATTTCTAAAAACAACAGTGTCATTTGTTGATCTTCCATGAGCTGGTTCATTTACAATTACTACGTTTGAACCAGAAGTTAAACTTAATGGATTTCCTGGTAATAAATTTTCTGTTGCAGGTTCAACTCTAGCAGGTCTTGCATTTGCTAAAGCTTGTGGGTCACCTGAAAACCTCGTAGGTTGAAGCTGGGGTTGTTTAGCTTCAAATTCTGATGTGTGTACAAAACTTCCGTCCCATTCTTTTACCATTTCTGTGTAAGGAAAAGCCATTCCAGACCTATCTGATATTGCTTGTGAATATTTTCCTCTAGATAATTTTGCCATTATAAACCTTCATAATAAGTTTTAGGAGTTATAAAAGAACTTGAAGGTGAACCATCTTCTTGTAATGCTCTTTGTAATTCATCTTCATAAAGTAATTTCATTTGTTGAACTAATTCTGGTTTAAATTTTTGTGATAAATAATATGCTAAACCTGATACCATACAAGGTACAAATCTATATGGAACATCTGCTTCATTAGTATAGTTTCCGGCATCTTGGATTCTTTTAACATAGTAGTAATTAATCTTGTTTCCGGCTTCATTGGTTCCTGGAGTTAGATATAAAGTGATAGTTACTCTATCTATTAATCTTTGTACAAAATATTGTGTTGGAGTACCTGTATCTGTTTTATTTGAAAAACCTTGATATGCAGATCTATTTATTTTTGATAAGGGAAAATCTATATTAGATGCATTTCTATAACTAGCTTCTAAAACATCATCTACACCATAAACAGCAGTTGCACTTGAAGTTCCATCAGCTGTTGATCTAAACATTGTATAAACTGATTGGTTATTTACTAATGTAATTGAGTTATTTGCAACTTCCCAATAATGCAAACCTCTATTGGCCCATTCTTGAAACATTATATTTAAAGAACGTCTAGCTGTTTTTATATCATTACCAGAATAATCAAATCTACCTATACGTTCATAAGCTTCAGTAATTATATCATCAATATAAAAACTTGATTCAAAAGTCGAAGTTCCAGAAGTTGCCATTTAGCCTCCTAGCCAGTATATCCGATAGTAACTGAAGTTGTATTAGTTAAATCTAAATATATTCCAGTTCTACATCTGATACCGTTTCCTGGTACATAAATATCTAGTCCTTCTGTTCC